CTTCATGTCAAAACCCACAAACCAGCACCAAAACGGCCAAAACAGAAACCCTCGAATATGGGAGAATGAGATGCCATCCAACACCTACGATGACGCGATATTTTGTGTGGCGGCGAACGATGAAATCGACAGGGGTGCAGAGAGCGAAACGCCATGATTCACGCGATCCTCCAGGGCTGGACCGACAGAATGATCGGGCGGGCCGCCGAGGTCGAGGTCAAACTCTGGTTTGGCTCGATGTGTCCGGTTGCCAGACGCCAATTTTATCTCTACGTCCGTCGATCCGATCGGATCCGGGGCCGCCACCTGCGGATCGAGCTGACAAAAAAAGAGGCGCTGGAGCTGTTTTGCGAACTGCAGCATCAACTCGAACATGACGATGATTGATGTGGGGATCGGCGGCCGCGTGGCCGCCAACCTCCCAACCAACCAACCTTCGGAGAATTCATATGAACCACAGCAAACGCATTGCGGCGATCAGACGACAGGTGCGAACCGGCGCGTACCCGGACCGCGACCCGCGACGGATGAGCGTCGTCGCCCATCGCCTGCTCCCCGACGGGATTTATTTTCCAAACGAGTGGTTCGGCGACGATCAGTTTGACAATGACGAAACGCCCATCACGGCGTGGACCGTGCTGGGAGCGATTGTGTGTGGGGCGTCCGCGGCGGCGCTAGTCGGGGGACTGGTTCGCCTAGCCATGTGGATGACCGCCTAACAACGCCCGTGGCCTTCGCTACGCGGGCAAGCCCCCGTAAGACGCGCGTCTTGCGGGGGCTCTTTCGTGCGCTTACCATCGCCGCCGCCGCTCCGAGGAGATTGTTTCTATGACCGCGAAAGACACCGGCACGACCAACGCGACCGCCAGACCCTCAACGCTAACCGAATTCACGACGTTCATGCCAGGCGACCGATCCGGCAAAAAACTGAAATGCTGCGTCGACGCGAATTGCGTTGTTGCGATCAGAGACACCACCCAGGGCGTCACGATCCAATACCGCTCGCGTCACACCCAAGAGGGCGCGCTGCAAGTCGCCGAGCGGTACGACGACGTACGCGACGCAATCATGCGTGACCGGCAAACCGGCTCCGATTTACAGACGCTATCGATCCTCACGCCTGAGGAGTGTGAGGCGTTTTTCCGGCGGGTGGCCGAGTACGCGTTCGACGCTCGCCGGCTGACGTCCGAGATTGAACGGGCACTGCCGCAGGTGCTCGACGCGTACGTGCGCTCGACCGAGAAACGCCAGGCGAAGAGCGCGAAGGGCGCCCCGTAACGACGGGATCGAGGGAGATTTTCTTGCGTTGGCGCTTGAACGTAGCGCTCTCTCTCACCATCTGCACTAGTGCGTTGGCGGCTGATCCATACAGCCCACGCAACGCGGCCGCCACCTGAATAACGTCCTGATAAGCGCCCGCCGCGTCGCATTCTCGCAGCAAAATGGTGCTGATCCGTTTTTCTCGTCCCGTTGCCATTGTACATATCCTCGAAACCAGGAAGCACTAGCCGATCTTACCGCGGGCAACCGGCGGCGTCCAATTAGCCGGCCAGAATGACCCGCGGCTCGGACGGGTTGTAGTAGCCTCCGCGAGACACGACGTCGCGGCCGGGCGGCGCGTATTTCAGAAACGCCAACGTGACGCTCTTGGGGAGGTGGCTATCGAAACTCGTCGTCACCGTGCTCGGGTTCTGCCCGGGCACGTCGCTGGTGCAGTTCCAGACGTGATCGGCGAAGACGTGCCCACCGTGACGCGAAAATCTCAGAAACACCCCAGACGCGAATGGTTTCGCTGCATGATCGAGGTCGGTGATGACCGTATGCGTGTGCGCAGACAGCGTGTGTTCATGGGAAAACTCGCTCGCGTGTTGGTGCGTGGATGACCCCCCGGTGTCGCCGATGTCGCCGGCTGTGTTGGTGACTTTGATGAACTTTCCGTCGCAATCGGCCGTTCCGCCGGTTCCATCGCATAACGTCCAGTCAGTCACCGATCCTGGTGATGCGCCCTTGTACAAGCAGATCATACCTGGCTGCGAGTTGTCGCCGCCGGACGTGTTTTGGGCCGCCATGAGTTTCACGTACGGCGGCTCGACAGTTGTGGCGTCCGATGAGGGAGACGCACCACCCGACGTCGCGGGAGTCGTCGCTGCCAGGCTCACGTCGTGGTGTGCCGGAGACAGCGCGTCAACCACTCCCCCAGTGTTGTCCGACCCGCTAGTCGTCGCATCGCCGCACGTGAACGAGGGGTGCGTGTGCGACTGACCCGGATGCGTGTGGCTGTTGGTCGTGTGCGTGTGAGTCGCCTGTCCTGTAGCACCTCCCCCATCGTCCGTTGCGGCGTCCGCGACGCCGTTGACGAACTTGTCCGTGAGATCAATCGCCGCCCCGACGCCGTCGTGCCAGGTGTAACCTGATAGCCCAGCACCGTCATCCAGGAACACGCTCGCACCGTCCGGCACGTCGAGCGTCCCCGTTGTCGGATGAATTAGAATGCACGTCACGCTCGGCGGTAGATGGTTGGCGGCAACGATCGAGAGTGTGCCCGTGGCGTACGGAGGTGTGGCGGGCGCCGAGGACGCGATCGCCGCGTGATGATGTCCCGTTGGCACCGTCGATTTGTACGTCGCAAACGCCGTCAGCGCCGGGCCGTTCACGCCCCGCAGAAACGCCCCGGTATCGAAATACTCCGCGTCCACGTCGTGCGTGTGTGCCAGCCCGACGAAGTTCAGCCCGTGCCCCGCATCCGTGTGGGTGTGCGTGTCAGCCCCAGATTGAGTTGCGATTGAGGATTCCGCGCCTTGGATCGCTCTGTCGTTCGCCGGCGCGTACGGCGTCCACCCGGCGGGGATGGATGCGTTGGTGCCGAACCACAGGCAGAGATGGTCAGTCGTCAGCGCGGCCATGCTGATCCTCTACGCCCATCAACTCCCGGTTCCGCCGGGCCGTCTCCTGAAATTTTTGGAGCACCAAGTCGATGGATCGCGTCATCCCGCACGAGCGGTCGTAGAGCATTGCCAGGTCGCCAACCGTTTGACTCAACGTCTGACGACCGAAATGGTACCCAAACAGACCAAACGACTCGACGCGTTCAAACGTCATTTTCCCATTGGGAAGCGTTTCTTCCGCCAGCTCCGGCTCGATGGTAATTTTCATGGGGTTTCTCCTAGAGTTCCACTCGGTACACAACCGTCACGTGCAGCCACCCCGCTCCGCTCATCGCTGACGCGGCCAGGTGCAGCCGGTCGCCCGCGGCGATCGCCGTCGAGCCGCCCGCGAACGTCGTCTCTGATTCCCCACCCGTGTCCGCAACCTGATCGCTGGCCATCACGTCGGTCCCCGCACTATGCGGCGCGAATTTTCCGCGTTTTTCGACGTTGAACGTGACCGTTCCCGCGTCCGTCACCGAGTAGATCTCGACGACCGTCGCAGCCACAGGAACCGAACCGATGAGGTAGCTGTCGGTCGCAGTCGGGTTTTCGACGTTGATGTCCCGCGGAATCGTTCGCAGCGCCAACAGGGCCGCGGCTAAGTCGCCCGCCATTTCCGCCGGCGTCCGCTCCTCGACCTCCAGACCCAACGGCGACCAGCCCAGGAACCGCGCGTAGTTGCCCGCCGTCGGTTCCAGTACGCCAGCCGAAAGCACGCGCGGGCCTTCCACGGTCTCCCCGCCATAGCGTCCCTCGTCGCGTGTGTCCGGCCTCACCATACAATCATCGCCATTTCCACGCCCCAACGGATGTTGGTTCCGTCCGGCGACGTCCACACGAGCTTGAGGGCCCCAGACTCCCCGAAAAACCAGTGCTGCAACTCGTCAAACGGTACGCGGAGATTCTGGTCCCCGCCCACGCCGGCGTTGGCCAACTCGTACAACTGGACGTCGTGATCCTGCGACAAGACAACTTGCCCGGGCACGGACGTGCGAACCAGTTGCAAATCGGCGACCGCGTCGCCCGACCCGCCCACGCGGCGAAAATGAATGCGCAAAAACGACAGGGACCAGGGAGGGTATGGCCGGGAAACGTGCCGATGCGACCACGGGTTCATCGCAACGTCCATGTCGCCTGCACCCGCCTCTGTCCGGTAGTACGTCCTCCGTAGGATGCCCTCCACGTCCATCTGCCCATCGCCCATCACACCACCCCCGCGGTTTCGCCACGTCCGAGCATCGCCGAGGCGTTGCCGAACTGCCTGATCCCCGTCGTCAGCGTCAGATGGTGTGAGTCGCGCAGGTCGGCGACGGCCGAGTCGTAGACGCTCATGGCTGTCAGGGTTTTCGGCAGGTCGTACTCGTTCCAAAAATGAGCGTCGCCCGCCAGTTCAACCCGCGTAATCGTGCCCGTCGACCGCCAGCGGAACGCGCCGCCAGATGCCTGCAACAGCGTCAACGTCGGATCGTATGTGGCGTCCCGGTCCAAGATGATCTCCCCGCCGCCCATGATCGTGTCCGGCAGATTCGCCAACGTCGAGAGCGTGCCGCCGTTCACCATCATCTCGACCGACGTGAGCGTCGTCGTGCCAGGAATGGTCAGCGTCGGTAAAGCCTCCCCCGCAATGGCGTCGCGACCTAGATGAATCCGGCCGCCGGGCGTGATCGTTCGCGTCCCCGCCAGACGCACCGTTCCGCTGTCAATCACCAGGTCTGTGAACACGCCGTCAAAAACGAATGCGTCGATGTTCTGCGCGGTTTTCACGACGTACAGGCGGTTCGCCGTTCCCTGAAACGCCGCCACGTTTCCCTGCCCGGCGTAAATCAGATCCGTGACGCCACACTGGAGAGGCGACGCGGCGCTGGCAATCGAGACCGCACACCCGCTATGAATCGTGATGCGTGAGAACGTTTTCGCCGATTGATTCAGACCAGCGGTCATCGGCCCGACCGAGCTTCGATCGGCGAACCACCCTTCGGCGTCCCCCGGCACCAAGCCGGTGTCCCAGGCCAACGCGTCGCCGAAATCACCGCTGCTGTCACCCACCCAACCATGCGGTCCAGCCATATCGCCACCTCTCTCACACGCTCGTACCCTGCGCGTCACCTGTTAGAGCCGAGCCGGGCGGTGTCCACGCAACGCGCGTGCCCTTGTGCTCCGACTCCTGATCCTCACCGCCCGCCCGGCTCTTATTATTGTTATTATTAGTCATAAGACTAACAATAGTAACATGTCCTGTTGAATCCGTGCGATCCACCTGTTAGGACCCTGTTCACTACCGGGAGTAGGGCGTCTCGCCCAGGACAACACCACGGCACGCGTAGTCGTGCCCTTGAAGGGGCGAAACCACCCTACTCACATGTCAAAAAGCTGTGAGCAAACCTGTTAACAACCTCCAAGTTAGAAACAGGGGTTTTCCCTACCTGTTGCGAAGTCGCGAGTTGCTCACAGGAAACTAACAGCGTTTCACAGCCAAAACACAGGAAACCGTCTGCGTATGGTGTTCGCCAAGGCGCGACCCATAGGCAACGGGACTCCGTTGGCCACCATCCGCAGTTTGGCGTCTGCACGAAACGGCGAATTCGACAGAAAATCCTCGGGCAGCCCCTGCAAACGGCACGCCTCCGCCAGCGGGTACCGCCGCCCGCGAACCACGCAGAACCCCGCCTCCTCGAACGCCCGATCCAATAGCCCGATGCCCGGGAACAGGGAGAGCACCAACCCCCCGCCTTAATCCGCTGCCGGCGCCATGTTCGTCGTCATGTCAATCGTTCAGTTCGGGCGGACGGCCCCCGGGAACAGGTTCGCGTGCGAAGTCAACGAATGCCTGCCCGGGCGGTACCGAATCGTCGACACAAACCTTGGCCCCAAACATCATCAGGTGTGGCAACTCCGTTTCCCGGTGCATTTCGTCTCCGACGAATCTGCCTAGATTCCGATAATCCGCCTGCACCTCCCCGTAGTCGGTGGAGCAGACCCTAATCGTCCGGACCCAACTGCGTGTTCGGCCTTCGTCTCGCGCGACGGATTTCAACACGTGGATCGCCATCTCTAGCTGTATGACATTCCACCCTTTGAGGTCGACCGAAATCGTGATCGAGTCCGTACGCTCTCGTGCGCATTCGTCAGTCATGTGGGCACCTTTTCCGCATCTGGAGGAGGATCAGAAGGCAGAGGCGGCGCCTCTTTGGTGGGCTGCACCACCTTCGCCAGCTCATCCATCATCTGCACAATCGCCAACAGTAGCGATCCGATTTGAATCTGAGGCGGTGGGCGCGTGTCCAGTGGGCTACGGAACATTTCCCCCTCGAACGATGTGCGAAGCTGGGATATCGCCTCGAAAATCGTCTCCGCCTCGATCCGCACGGTCTTCATGGGCACCAGCTTCGGTCGTTGCTCACGCGGCATCGGTCATTCCTTCCGTTATTTTACCTCGCAAAACTCCTCCAAAAATTCTTTCGGGCACTTCTTGCACATCTTTCCGGGACCCAATAGCAACACGAAGTCACCCAGCTCAACGCGGTATCGGGGCGGCCCTTCGATCCACACTACGTTTGGGCCGTCCGCCGCGTTAAAAAAAACGTCGTGCCTGCGTATGGCCAGAATGAACCAGGCCGGAAAAACACAGTCGGCGGTAAACTCAAACGCTTCGGTCGGTTGTGTGGTGTATTTCATCGTCGACCTCCCAATTAATCCGTGCCCATCTCCTCCAACGCCGCCCGCAGATCGGGATGGGCGGGCGACGCCGACGGAATCTCGCTGGGGGGTTTCGCTGGCGGAGGCCGATGCGGGGGCGGAACCGTAGGCCGTAATCCGGCAGCAGACTCTAATCCGGCAGCAGACTCTAATCCGGCAGCAGACTCTAATCCGGCAGAGATCATCATCCTCAGATCTTCCACCCTCCCCAGCAATTGCCTCGTCGTGGCCGCCTCCACGTCGAGGCGAACATTGGTAGACCGGAGACACACAGCGTCGAGCGCCAGTTGCTGCTGCACACGCAAAACGGTGTCACGTGGGACCATGACGTTCACGCGTTTGGGCCGGTCGGACGACGCAATCGCCGCGTCCAGTTCGCCGATCAGCCCCCAGGCGGGCCCCAGTATCTCGTCAACGGCCGGAGGAAGATGTTCGTTGGCTATCTGCATCGTCAGTTGCCAATCCCAAACATCGCCGCAGTGAAACCGGGTTCCGACGCCTCTCGCGCGATCAGATCGGCCGCGTTGTTGGCACACCATTTCGAGCCTCGCGGCCACCGAGCCGGATCGAAGAACCACGTCGCGACCGTCGCGTGACGTACCAGAACCGCACCGATCCACTCGACGCCCCAGTACCGAGCCGTCATCGCATCGACCAGGTCGTTATGTCCCCCGGCGTGCGTGGCCTGGGTCAGCTCCGTCCACGGTATCACTGACGACACGCCGCGAACGATCGCATCGTAGACCGGATGCGGTTCCGACCGAATAAATGAGGTGCCGCCCAACGTGACGCCCGCCACGTGCTCGACCAGTGTTTTCGCGGTCGCGGCCCACATACTGCTGAGCGACCGACACTGTTCGCCCGTCAACAGGTCCGGGGCCAAATGGTGCTCGACTGTCCCATACATTTCTGCGTCGAACAGCACGCCGTTCCACCCGGCCATGAGCGCCCGGCGAGCCCGCCCCGTGACCAGTTCGGCGTGCATCGCTGGGTTCAGTGGCTCCAGTGCCCCGGAATAGTTCTGCTGTTCACGCGGACCGTACAGGTTGAATACGGCAAGCTGCGCGCAGCGATAATGAACCTCCAGCGGGATCTCGTCGCCATCACATTTGCACAACAGCCCGTCCCACACCAGCTCCGGGAATTCTGCGAGACATTCCCGGAGCATGGTTTTGTTCCCGTACAGAAACTTACGACAGTCGCGCAACGCCTGCGTCACGCGGTCGTATTCCAAGCGTTCGTCCATGGCTATCAACTCTCCTGAGGATTTTCCCTACGTTCCAGGAAAAACTTTGTCACGACCGCTTTCCATCGAGCGCACTCTGGAGCGTCGTCCGCAATATCTCGGCTGCCTCCGACGTGTCTATGCCGATATACGCGATCGCGTCACGACATGCGTGCGCCAAAAGTTCTTTTTCGTCCAGCCAACGCTTCTCCCGCTTCTCCCACACCGACACATCGACCAAGTATTTGCGCATCCGCTCGAATTGACTATCACTTTCTGACATTTCAATCACTCCCTCTAAGACATTCTGACTCCCTCTCTCCTGAGGATTTTCCCTGACTTAATCCGCCGTTTTGACGTCCGATAATATCTTATTACGTTGCATTGACCCGGCTAACACGTCGTGTGGAACGCCGAGAAGTGGTGCTGCCTCGTCCGCATTCGGGTCAGACGTGGCTGTGTGCTCTACCTGCGCGGCCCGATACGCCTCGCAGATTGCCACGAAAATGTCATCCTTCAGCCTCTGTTCCGGCGGCAGATAACAGCGTGGCAGCAGGCATGGGTGCTCTTTTTTTTTCTCATCCTTGACGCGCCCGAACCGCCATCCATCTTCTAGTTTGTGTCGCATCCATTGTTCGTGCATCTCGTCCGCGGTCATCGGGGCGTGTTCCATGTAATATCGCACAGCGGCACGCGCCGAGCCACGCTGCCAGTCCGCCGCCGCCGCATCCCAATGGACCGGAGGCGGATACTCCCCTTGAACCCTGCACACTGCAAAGTTCGCCTCATGACAAATTTCCGCCACCCGGTCGATGTCGGATTCGCTCAACATCGCGCCGCCGGCGGCCTGTGTCTGTTCCTGCTCAGTCATGCTAGATCCCTTCGTCAGATTCGTCGCTTCCGCACGCGACTAGGTCGTAGTCAACTGGTCAAACGTGCCACCTGTCTCGGTTGTAAACACCGCGTCGATCAGCCGCGGCACCGAGACGTCCACCCCGTCCGCATCAAATTTGCGGACGCTCAACTCCAGCCATCCAACTTCTGTGGCGTGCGCCAGCTCATTGGCAACGAGGGCCAGGCCCGTGGCCGTGTGACACGTCATCGTTCCACCGCCGGTCACGCGGCACCGCACCGCGGTGACGGGTTCTGGAAATGTCATCGACACCGACGCGGTAGTGGGGGGCGGCGGCACGATCGGCTCGGGTGCGGCGAGCAGAAACGGCTCAAGCTTAGCAACCCCTTGCACGAAATTCTGCGTCAGCCGAATAAGCCACGCTTCCGCCTGTTCTCTCGACAAATTCATAGTAATCTCCATCACAGTTTCCAAAAGGGACTATCCAACATCCTTGACGTTTTTCATGGCGACGCGAATCGCTCGCTCGACCCCGTCTCGCACCACCCCTCCCGGCACGCTCTCTCGCGGATGGGCTATACGGACACCCTCCTTTTCAATGGCGCTACGAACAAGCGGATCCGCCCATTTCTCGATCGCGCCAACGCAACGGTGGGTAGCCTGGCGCCAACGCCGATACTGCCGCCAGATCATCCAAACCAGCAAAAGTGCGGTCGCCTCGAACCCGGTCCGAGCCGATGCCATCGTGAGGACGTATTGCGTGACGTCGCCCCCGGCGGTCGTCACTAACTCGGGTCTGGCGGCGACTCGGGAATTGGCAGACTGGTCAACGTCGGGGGACAGCGTTGAACACCCCCATAGGGCGGCGGCGAGCCACGCGAGCCCGCACAAAGCGACCAATGCCATCGCCCAAACGTATCTACCGGCATGACCCCTCCGCCCATAATGCTGCGACATAAGTACACGCTTTCTCCGCATCGACTGCACTGCCCCGCCTCGCCGATCCGCGACAGGGTATGCCGCAGATGTCGTGCGAGCGCCGTGTCAAGCTCTCCGGCCGCCCGCGGCGACCAGCGCACGACCAACGAGCCCTCCTCGGAGGCCTCGACCCCGATCAGGCCCGACTCGCTGATAAACTCGATCAGATCCTGCCCGAACCTTGTCATCCAGGCCCCCGTCAATCCATCCAGGCGGGACGTCCGGCGTCCGTTCCACGGCGCCGCTCACGGCGCTCGGTGTTCCGGGCCGAACGGAGCGCACCGGACACAACGCCGCCCGCCCTTATCTTCTTGTCCCAGCCCGCCCGGTACTTGTCGTTGTAATACCGCAACGTCGCCTCCATCGCCCGCACACCCGCCTCTCCGTATTTTTTCTTGGCGAGCTTAAACGCGTCCTCGCGCGTGATTCGCGGAGAGCGAATGCTGATGCCGAGCAGCTCCTTGACGACAACACTTACCAGGGGTTGCCCGCTCTGTCCAGTAGCCGACTTATACAATCTTTCCACGCCGGACGTCAAGATTGTCGGCAGCGGTACCGTGCTACGCCAGACGTGCGCGAGGATGCCTGCCAGATTTTCGCCGTCCGTTTTCCAGTCCGCGTAGATGGGTTTCCCGGTCCACTCGTCCACGTTGTATCGCAGCTCAAGGGCCGCGGACACGTGGGGCATGGCAAAAACAAACGGAATCCCGATGCCGCCCGGACCCGTCTGAACCCGAAAATCGTTCGCCAGCGGGAACGTCCATCGCAGGTCGAGCGTCTGAAGCCGCCCGTGCCGATCCCGCCAGGGGACGATCGGCTGAAAATACCGGTCGATCGCCGCGTTCCACGGTCCGGTAACCCCTCGCCCAATGCGATTGAGCGATTGGTTCAATAACTCCTCCTCCTCGTCGTCGATGCCGAGAATGATCCGAGCCGCCATCGACAGCAGCCCGGGCAGGGCCCACAGGGCAAACAGCCGCCCGGGCCGATTCCGCGACGCACGCAGATTGATCTTAATGAGGTTGTCAGTGAACGACACGAACGGGGCACCGTACCACTCCCGTTTCAGCTTCGCCGCCCAGCCCCCCAGGCGCCCGTAATTGGTGTACATCCAGAGGTGTTGCAGGGCCTCGTCGTGGCTCATCCCGCGACCGCCCCCGCTCACGGGCGTGGTGTTTCGCAGGTACGACGCCATCTTCGACGCCTCGTCCAGAAAATTGTACCAGTCGCCGATTTTCCGGTTCGCGGCGACGAGATGTGCGCCAAACTTGGTGAGCGCCGCGAGCGTCTTGTTCCCGGCCAGCATTTCCTCCAGCGTCTGCAAATCCTCCCGCTGCCACGAGACGAGCAGCTCATGCTCCTTCACCAGAGATTTCCACTGCGAACTACGCTCTCGCATGTGGCTCGCCGCCGCCGGCAGCCATTTCGTGGTGCTCAGCCCGTCCAGGGCCCACAGGAAAAGCATCCCCTCCGCGTTGCGCATCCACGTCGGCAAGTTGTACAGCACTTTCGAGGACTTGAACGCATACATGTAGCCGGCGTACAGCTCGTGCAGAACGCCGCTTTTAACGCGAGCCACCTCCATGATGTTGTCGGCGACGGGCTTGGGAACGAACATGCCCGCCAGCGGCCCCAGCGTGATCGTGTCCGAGAGCGGCACGTATCCCAGGCTCTCGGCACGTTCCCGGAGGCGGGCGCCCATGGCTCGCCGCAGGTCGCCGCCGACCGCATCAACCATCTCGGCCGCCGTCATGGCGAGCATGTCGGGATCGTCCGCCTCGGGCGCCGCTTCCGCCTCGTCGAGCCCTTCCGCCTCGTCGCCGAGTAGACCAACCATGTCCTCGCCGGTCTTCGCCACCGTGTTGGCGATCGCATAGAACAGCTCCAGCGTTTGCATGTTGCTGGCCAACTGGACGAGCGATTCGGCCATCAGCACCCGAACGTCCGTCACCTGCGGCAGGTGCTCGGTCGCATCCTCTCCCAACGGGTCGATGATCTTGAACCGATCGTAGACGCTCTCTCCGTACTTTTTTTCGTTTGCCTTGATGAGTTCTTCCCAAAGCGCCTGGGCGTCGTTGCGATCGGCGAATTGTTTGAATCGCCCCGGCGCCACCTGCACCGTCCACAACTCGTCGTCGGACCGCTTGTGCTTGAACATCCCACCGCGGATTCGCGGTCCGATGTTACGAACCATGTTCCCTTCGGGCGTGCGGTAGCCACGCATCTGCTCGAAATGTTCGTACAGTCGCCGCAGGTAGGCGCCCGGTTTGGTGCGACGCAGCGCGATCATCTCGACGATGTTGCTCAGGCCGAACGCCTGCATGTACGGATGAAGGTGCGGTTTGGCGAGCAGCTCGTCGGTCAGCGCATTGACCTCCGTCACGTAGGCCTCATAGACACGTCGGATCGCGGGATCCAGCCTGGCTGGATCTAGCTTGCCCCGAATGGCGTCCTCAAGATCTCGGTTGGCGCTGGCACGGACTTCCGGTGTGCCGCCGAACGCCGACGTGAGCGCCTTGACGCGATCATCGAACGCTTCCGAAATTCGCGCCGCGGTATCCCGAGCCAACCCGCTCGTCCCCTTCACCCGTTCGAAGGCCCGCCAGGTATCCTCTTCGAGCCCCCATCGCCCGCCCCACACGCCGGTCCCGACCGCGTCCATGACCCGCTTCCCCAGCCCGGGTGGCAGGTTTTGCAATCGCTCGGCGATATCGTCCCAATGCCTCTGCCACACCCCGCGCAGGTCCGGCACGGAAAACAGCCCGCCCATACCGAACGCCGGCTTGTCCGGTCCGTGTTCGCGTAACCAGGCGTGCTGATCCGCCGTGAGATTCCGCTGCTGCATACGCTCCGGACGATGCGCCTCAACGAAACCAGGTGGCATGTCGCTCGGCTCACCGCCCCCGCCCACCGCCGGTGCCGCGAGCGCGGCGAGTTTTTCCTGGATGTCAGCCACCGCCAGCTTGGCGGCCGCCAACTCTTTGTCTCTCGTGAAGGGAGTCTCCAGAAGCTCCTTCGCCGCCGCCCCCTCCTTCTCCAGAAAAGTGAGGTTCCGCGACGCGCGGTCGATCTCGACCAGCGGCTGGTCCAGCAACGCGAAAACCTTGTTCGCCAGGGCCGCGGCGCTCTGCGGGCTGACCGAGCGATCCCTCAACACAATTTCCGCCACCTCGCCCATCGCCTCGTGCAGACCGGCCGCCTCTGTAATCCGGTGAATCGTGCGCTGGTCCGGGGTGAGTTGGATTTGGACTTTGTCCCCACCGCCGCCGCCTACCTCGTGATACTCGAACGCCCGCCCGCTGAACGGAACGCCATTGATCGTGCCCACGGAGACATAGGGGGTGCCAACGTTAAACGTACCGTGGCCGGACCCCACCTTCGCAATGATCGCGGCGCCGGCCTTCCCCGGTTCGGTGAACGTGGCGCCGTCGACGACGCACGTGCGCGGGGTCACGCCCTTCGCCGGAGCATAAATTTGCGTGTCGATCGCCTGCCACAGGGCGATGAGCTTTTGGTTGACGGATTGCTTTCGCAGATTCTCGCTCGCCCGCAAGCGCACGTCATCCTGCCCGCGGCGATGGGCCGCTTCCCGAACGCGCAGGTTGCGAAGTGTCTCCTCGGCGCTGTTCAGTTCTAGCATCAGCGGGTTGCCCGACGCTTTGGCCATGGCCATCTCGAACGCCCGGGCTTCGTCGTCGGTGTCGGTGAATTCGTCCACCTCGCCCAACTCGGCGTTGAGAAAATTGTTGAACGATCGCGCTTTTTTCGATATGAGCGAGTACATGAATTCGTCGGAACTGTTCTCGGTAACGAAACGGAACATCTCGACCTCGGCGTTGAGATTGCCGCCGCGGATGCTTCGCCCGTCCATCTGGGTCAGATCACTCGGGCGATACGTCGGATCGAGCTGATAGCTCGTGCGCAGCAATCGTTGGATGTTGACGCCAACGCCCATTTTTTCGATGGACCCCATGAACACCCGCACCTGTCCGCTATTCACTCGCGCGAAAAGCTTTTGCTTCAGGTCGTTCGCTCTCTCCGGGTTGGCATGGTCCGCGTCGTAAATCGTGGCGATTTGGTCCCGCGGAATGCCGGCGGCGACTAGGTCGTTGATGAGAACGCCGTAGACGTCCAGCGCGTTGGTGCCCTGCGCTGGCGTGCCCTGCGCGGGCGTGCCCAGATTGATGAACACCGCCTGCACGAGACCACCTTCGTGGCGGTCACCACCTCGTTCCAGCGTCACCGATCCGTCGCGCCGCCACCGTTCCACGATCATCTTGGCGAGCGTCGAAAGCTTCCCCGCGGGATCGACGAAGCCGCGTGCCTTGGCCTTGATCGCGTCGGAGACGAACCGGCGTTTTGGGCTGTCGAGCAACCGAACGTCGATCGCGGCCAACTGCTCGTCCTTGATAATCACCATCACATTGTCAGCGCCCTCCTCGGGCGGCGAACCCCGCACGGCTCGCGTCCGAAACGCCGCCTCCGCGATGAACATCGCGTGAACTTCGTTTTCCGGCAGCGCGACGACCTCGTACTCTCGATCCCCGTCCGAATTCCGGGCGACAAGCGGCACCTCTTGCGCCGCCCCCCGTTCCCTCCGCACCCGCGCCACTTCTTCCGCCGGCGTGCGATGCGCGATGTCGTGGTACATCGTCAACAACGGATTCACGTTGACCCAGTCGGTCAAGCGTGTCCGTTTTTTGTAGCCACCACCGGCCGGTGCGGGCTCGAACTTTTCGGTCGGCAGGACGAACATGCGGGCGAAGTCGTCAAAGTGGTTCATGCCCAGCAATTCGAACTTGCGCGGAGCCAGGTTCCGAAATAGCGTGTACAGCTCGCTCATCGAATTGGACAACGGTGTGCCGGTGGCCCACAAGACCCCCCGCCCCCCCTGCTGTTTCAGCACATAGCCGCCCTTGATGAACGCATCCAGCGCCCTGGCCGAGCCGCCCGGGTTGCCCATCCCCGCCACGTCCACCATGGTCGTCGAATACTGAAGGTTCTTGATGCCCTGGCTCTCGTCGTACATCAGCCAGTCGGCGCCGATCTCCTCCCACGTCAAAACCTTGGACCGACGAACGGCGTCAATTTTCTGGCGCAACCGCACGCTGAGCGTTTCAATGCGAGTCTCCATCTGCTTGATGGACGCCTTGGTGCCGCGTGTTTCGTGCAACAGGGCCAGGTGCGATCGCATCTGATCCAGTTCGCGGGTGTACCATTCGGTCAGCGTCGCTTCGCCGAGCGGAATCGCCGGCAGCACCGAATGAGGCACGACAAACAACCCGCGCTCCGCCGCGGCGATGCGAGCCATGGATCGCTGAATGTTCTCGGCCTTGACGTCCCGTGACGTTAAGCCCGTGACCGGCATTCCGGGGTAGTAGCCGCGAATATTGGAGACGATCTGCGACAAGGTGCTGTTCTGGACCGCCAGGAAAACTTTGCGGGCGATGCCAAGCCGCATCACGCCCTCCGCGATCATCGCCATGGTGAGCGTTTTTCCGCCACCCACTCCGGTATCGAGTAGGAGCGGCTCGGTTCCGTGAATGCCGCGGTACGCCCCGTCCATTTGATAGGAAAACGGCGTGATGTCGCTCGACAGACCGGGAAGGCTCATCTGTTTCGGCGCGCGCCAATGGCGCTTGACCGTGTTGTTGTGCTCGTCGTTGAACTTGCGGGCGTAGAACTCGCTGCGAGTCGCATCCGACCACAACCAGCGAGTAAATTCCTCTTGAATTTCCTCCAATTTCCCCTTCGCCTCGATGGTTTGCTGCGCGTCGACGACGCGATCATCCCCCGAGCCGACCTTTACCACGGGGTGCCTCAGATTCAGCCCATCCTCCAGAATCTTCCCGGCGTCGTAATTCTCCGTGCCCCATCGCCGCGAGCCGGCGACGGTGGTTCCGAACGATACGCGATGTCCCGCCTCGCGGCCCACCGCCCACTTTCCGGCGGCGTACGTTACGGTTCGCGCCTGGCCCAGCAGGTGCTCCGCAAACTCGCCCATCGTCGCCGGCAGAATCCACGGCGCCCCGAGTTTCGGGAAAATCCGCGACGGCGGAAAATCTTCCGGCTGAATCGCACGCAACGCCTCGACGTTTGGGGCGAACCGCTCGGGCTCATGTTCGGCCGCGGCTTCCGCGTCCCGAAGTTTTTGCCGCACATTCCCGGACAGGTACTCATCGGACGTGACCGGTTCGCCGGACGGCGACTCGAAAACAAGGCCGCGTTCAATCATCGCACGCAGCGTTTCCGCGGGCGGGCTGCCTAGAATTTCCGCCACCCGCTCGATGTCGGGCCAGCCTCGCTCGTCGATCGTTATTGCCAGCGCGTCGGCCGGATCCGTCGCAACGCGCTCCTCGGGCTTGAGGGGCACGACGCGCCTCTTGAAAACCGGGCCCTTGGAGGCGATCTTTGTGGTTTGGTCGTAGTCCTCGATCGCCTGGACGATCGGGAGCGTGTAGGGGTCGTCCTCGAACAACGTAAGGATGGACCGATGATGTAGTGACCCCGGAACCTGCTGCCCCGCGTGGCTGGTTCGCTCTCGCCTGGCAAAGCCGTCGTATACCTCGTTGAGTTGCTTCTGCAATCGCAACAGCTCCGCGTCGTTGTCGCGTTCACGCGAAGCGCGGTACAGCAACAGAAGCGTGTCACGGATTTCCAGCACCGACCGAACCTTGCGCAGCGCCGGACCGGACCCCTTACTTTTGAGGATCTTCACGTCGGCGATTTCGGCGGTTTTCCCCGTCCCACCAGATGCGTAAATCCGGCCGCCTTTTTGGAACAGAGCCCCGCCCGGTAGATCGTCCGGCGACGGAATGAAGTCGGCCTCGGGTATGGTGGTGGGCTGTTGCGGGCCCACTTGTGCCAGGTAGCTACCGGCCAGACGTTCGGAGAGAAGTTCAATCGCCTGCGCGAAGGCGTCCGCCGAGGCCTCGCCCGGCTCTACCGTGTACTCGAATCCCCCGCGCAGTCCGCCTGAGGGCGGGGCGGCGTGCCGGCCAATGACCATCTCGGGGTGCGTCTGAAAATACTCGTTGACGTAATACGGGCGGCCGGTCGCTTTGCTCGGCCCGAGCGATTCGAGGGCGGGCGATTCCAGCCACTCGTGCTCGACCGCCACCGCGGCGCCCGACCGGCGCTTCTGAAGAAAAATAAGGTCCGCGATGACCTTCGTGCCCGGCAACGACTCCCGGTTAAACCGGATCGCTCCCAGAAACGCCGCGTCCCGGTGCAGGCGACGTCGCATCGACGAGTCCACCTTGTCCATCGTGCCGTGCGACGTGATGAAGGCGAGCACGCCGCCCGGCCGTAGCAGATCGACGGTTCGCATGAAAAAGTAATCGTGGACCCTGCGCGTCACCTCGCGCGGATACCGATGATCGACGACGGGAATGTTGCCAAACGGCACGTTCCCGACGGCCACGTCGAAATACCCGCCGGGCAGAGGCGCTTGCTCGAAACCTTTGACGAAGATTTTACTGTTGCTGTAGATCGCCGCGGCGACGGCGCCGCTGATCGCGTCGCGCTCCACGCCGAACCGCTGGGTTCTGGCCATCAATGCCGGCGGCATGAATCCGTAGAAATGCCCGACGCCCATGGACGGTTCCAGAACTTTGCCGGACCGGAACCCCATCTGGTTCAGCACGTCGTAAACGCCGCGAATGATCTCGGGGGGAGTGTAGAAAGCGTTGGTCGTCGAGCGACGGGCCTCTGCCCATGATGAACCCGGTGAGCCCTCGGCGCTGGCCGGGCTGCCCTCCAAGAGAGCACTTAGCTCATCTTTCAGGTCGTTCAGTTCCTCGTACTTCCAGCGAACCTCAAACACCTCCGAGAGCGCGCCCCAACCCGTGAATCCGGCGAGAATGCGTTTCTCGCCGGCGGTGGCCGGTCGATGCTCCGCGGCAAGGCTTTGCAGAACTTTGATCGCCTCTATGTTTCGGATGATGCGTTGTCGTTTGCTGCCCCCGAAAAGTTCGGCGGCGCTTTCGACGGGAATGATGTAGTCGCTGGTTCCGCTGGCGCCGGGTCGAGGCTCGTCGCCCGCGGGCTCACCGCCGGCGGGTTTTCGTCGTTCGGACGCGGCGGGCTCTGCTCCTCCTCGTATTCGTCCTCCAGTTCCACCGCGTTCGTGCCCTGGTCCTCGTACCCCTCCCCCTGCTCCTCCTCCGGGGGGTCCGGGTAGTTGAACAGGTAGCTGTTCAGGGCCAGCTCCCGCGCCTCCAGAAACGGAACCCCCTCCTCCGACAATCGGCCCAGTTCCGCTCGCGCCAGTTCCTGGTCCTGGTACAGACCCCGGTAAAGGTCGCCCGCCTCCTTCTTCGCCGCGTACAGACCCGGACGCTCCTCCTTGAGCCATTGAAGGCACTGTTGGGCGCTGAAGCCCAACGCCGCCTTCGCCAACTCCTCCGTCGGGAGTGTCTTCGGGGGCATCCCGTTGACCCACGCCGTCGGGTCGTTTTCCAGATCCTCCTTCACTTCCTTCGGGCTCTTGAACTGGCGTTTCGACATGCGGTTCACCTTCTTCAATTATACCTGGTTCTTCAGGCGCTGGCGGGGTTTCGGGGAGGGAATTCGGTGCGACCGCCCCGCTGTCTCCCGGGCGTAGCAAACGATATTGCTTGCCATCGGCACGACGCTCGTTGTTTTCCACGACGAAAAGCGTCGCCCGCTCGACCCCATCGGGCGTATTCGGAAACGCCACAATCGGGGTCTGCTCGCCCGTCGTACTGTCCACGTCCACAGTGACGAGCTTGTTCAACGCGAGCTGGTCGTCGATCCACGCGGCGTTCACGGATTGCCGCGCGTTTTGTAAGCCCGCGGCTTCGGGGGAACCGGGCTTGATCGCGGCTTCCTCGCGTCCCGTCGCAGCACCTTCCGTAGACGGCGCTGTCGGCGGTGACGCCTGCCCCTGCGACGTACCGCCGCGATAACTCAGCTCGTCCGAAATCCGTCCCAAGAGGCTGCCTCTCGTGCGACGCATCTTGTACCGTTCGGCGATGGATTTCATGGCCGTCAGCTCGCCGCGATTCAGATGCGCGAGATTGTGACGGTCAGGCTGGGCACCAAGCTCTCGGAATAGGTTCTCGACCTCCTCGACGAAGTCGGCGGCGTTTTCTGGGATCATCCCCTCAAAATTGGCTGTCTCCCGGATGAGCTTCCCGACGGGAATCTTGCGCACGGTCTCGCCGTGCGCCGGATCATCGGTTGGACCAAACTGCATGGCCCCCGACTCAACGGTTACGGGTTTCCCCGTAGGGGTCTGCGTGGGCGTGGTCGCAGGGGCCGCATCGCCTTGCGCAGAAGGCCCTGGCGGCTTCAACGGAGTCGATGGGGGTTTGGTCGCACCGGGACCGCCTACGGGCCTCTGAGCCTCCATAGCGGCCTCTTGTGGCGTCATGTACGAGGGAGAGACCTTCGGCCCCGGTTTCCGGGGGGCTGCCGGATCCTGTTTCACGGATGGTGCGGGTTTTCCCTTAGCGGCTTGGGTGGGTATGGTAGATTCCGGTGGTCGGGGGCGCTCTTTCGCCCCGGGAACTGCGGTGGCCTCCACGTCAATGACGTCGCCTGTCTTCCAGGGCGCCTTCTCGCCGGGTTTCGTGACATGCTCTGTTAGCGTTTCCGTGTCCAGGTCGTAGACGCGCTCGATCCGATGATCCTCAAGCCAACTTTTGACCGCCTTCCGCTCCGCGTAGTTATACTTTTTGGACGTGGCGGGGTCGTACACGTCCATGGCGATGTCGTGGATGTATCTGGCCATCGCCGTGACCTCCGGGTCGGAGCCGCTCTTTCCCTCGCGTCCCATCTCCTCCCAGCGGTCCATGGCCCTGCGGACGGGGCTGCCCTCGGGCATGGCCTCCCGCAACCCGGCGGCTCGGTATCGACGAGCGGCCCAGGCCGCAACGTATTTCGAACTGAATACGAGCGGTCCGAAAAATCCCTCGATGAGCACGTCGTCTTTGTCGCCGTGCGTCGCCGCGAGTCCGGAGAAAACCGCCGTTTGGGCCGCGTACCGCCCGGCCGGCGTCGCCGCCAGCCCGGTCGCGGCGATCGGACCAAACATCCCCGCCGCCAAAAGCGGATCTTCGCCCTGTGCCGCGGCGATTGTGCCCACCGCCGCCAGATCTTCCGCCGCGTGCCCGGCACGCAGACCCGCCCGCAGCTCGGCCATGTCGACCGACCCGGCCGCCGTTCCACCCCCGCGCGCAGCCAACCCCGGCGTGGTCGGCTTCGGTCGAACCATTCGATTCGTGATCGGGCGGGTCAGCGGGCGGATCGCCTTTTTCGTGACGGCCAGCTCCGCGATGAACGGAGCCAACTCCCCGCCGAAGCGGGCCATTTTCTGGTAGATGCCCTTCGCCTCGGGAACGATCTCCGGATCGAGCGCGGAGAGCGTCGCAATCACGTAGCCCTGTTTTTCCGCCCCGTCGGGCGACACCATCGGTTCGCCCGCAAGCAACTCGCGCCGCACGTCGTCTTCGAGATAGCGCCGGTGGCTACGCTGATTCTGAGAGTAGATCCCGTGCTCGATCCGAAACTCGGTTTCCGTTTCCACCGCCGCGTCGATCAGCTCGTCCACGCCACTGATTTTCCGCCACGCGGCGTACGGGTAGAGTTGGGCGCGATACCGAACCCCCGCCGCCAACTGATCCCACAGGCTCGTCGATGTCTTGGGCGGGGCGGCACGCATTTCCATACCGCCCGGACCATAGTCGTAGGTTCCCCCTTTTTTTTTCTGGATTTCGAGTTCTTCCTGCTGCCTCCTTAACTCGACGCGCTGGAACCAATCCTCACGCATCGCACGCAGGATCTCGACGTTCCCCGGATCCGGCTCTTGCAGAATCGTGTTGACGCCCATTCTGGCCGGGGCGCGCTCCGTACCGTCGGGCATCAGCTCGGGGGGGCTGTGTTCGATCTCCGTGCGGGCGGCTCTCAATTGCGACCGGTTGCGTAATTCCTCCTGGGCCATCCACCGCCGGTCTACGGATTCGCGGGCCCGCTGCTCGGTGAGCGTCTCCATGCGATCCAGCGGCGACTCCGAGAACGTGACGCGAGGCCTGACGGGTGGCGGGTCCACGGATTCGCCGCTCTCGGGGTAGGAACCGGCTGGCCATGACGGCTGGTACGAAAAGGGGGGTGGCTCCGTGGTCGGGGTGTTACGAGCGCCGCCCCTTTCTCCCAGAAGTTCCGAAACGAGGGCGTCGTAGTTCTCGTCGTCGCCGGCGGGGTCATTGTCAGATGCTGAATGGTTCCCCAGGAGTTCCGCGACCAACGCGTCGTAGTTCTCGTCGTCGCCGCCATCCGTCTCAGACTTGCTCGACAGGATGGAATCGACCAAGGCGTCGTATTTATCCGGCATGGCTATTGGACGCGTTTGAAATACGCCTTGATCGCCGCTTGTCTGGTTCGATCCTCGTCGCCGAACCACTTCGTGGGCTCAACCTCCAGAAACTTCAGCATCTCCGGGGTCGTGAACGCGCCCGCTCGGTCGAGTTCCGCGGCTTCCTCCGTGGTGATCTTCACGCGAGCAAGTTCCTGTTTGACGCGGGCGGCCTCTTTTTTCGAGAGCAGTCCCAGGTTCGCGTTCGACCATTGTTTGAGTTCGGCGTAGGCGAGCAAACGGTTGGCACCACCGGGGCGGGCTCGCTCCAGCAAACCGGGCAGCCGCTCGCCCATCACGGTGCTGCCGCCCAACGTCTCGGAGAGAGAACCGGACGTAATGATTCCGCGGTCATCGCCGGGTTTTGTATTGAGAGCCTCTCGCGCCGCCGTGGCGCTCATGCCCTTGCCCATCATCTCGTCGTAGGCCGCCTTGTCGGCCGGATCCCATTTTTGGGTGTCGCCGCCGGGATCCGGTTTCCCACGCTTCATCAGTTGGTTGGCCTCAACCGGGTCACCGCCGGCGGCCGCCAGGGCGGCCTTTCGCAGCTCCGCGTCCCACGCCTCCTTGCTGGTTCCGCGGGAGCGAACGACACCGAGCCGTTCGAACCGATCGAGCGCCTTCGTTGGGTCGCCACCGGATTCGCTGAGAAGCTGCTCCAGCGCGTCCCGCTGGGTTTCCCGCAGGGGGGACGGAGTCGCCTTGTACCGCGCCATGGCCATTTCGTTGCGGTACTGGGTGCGGGCCACGTAGTTCTTGTACTGATCCTGGATGAACTCCCACTGGGCTGGCGGAATGAACTCCTCCTGTTGCATTTTCGGCATGTGCTTGCGCACAAAATCCTGCAACGAGACCAACGATTCCGGGGCGGGCGGTTCGTCGGCCTGCTTCCATCGCTGGGCAAGCCGCCCGCGCTCACGCCGCACGTCGTCGCGGGCACGCTGTTCCGACACCGAGTACCCGACCACGTCGAGAATCGGTTGCATCCGCGCGACCTCTTGCGGCACGGCGTCGCTCTGCCCCGCGTAGCCGGAGACCTCCTCTTCGTCCAAAAGGCTCAGGTCAATCGGTTGATCGAGAACACTGGGCTTAGTCGGCATCGTCGGCTCCCGGAGGGTTGGACTTGCGCTCGGCCATGACATGAAAATGCTGCACGACCAGGTGTGCCATGACGTTCATCAGCCCGATCCCGTGAGTCGGCGACCGGCCCCGCCACTCAAAGCTCATCCTGGTCGTGCGCGGGTCGGCACGATTTTCCTTCTCCCAGATCAGAACCGCCGTGAGGTTTCGGCGACCGATCTCGTCCATCAGCTCGTTGAGCGTCGCGGCACCCAGCCCGAACTCCACCGCATCGGTGATTTCATCGTCTAGTTTGAGGGGCATATTGTTCGGCGTCCTTGAGATACTCTTGCCACCGCGGCTGTTGTTGCGGCTTTGCCCCCGCGGCGGGCACGCCGCCCACCTGCGGCCCGGCGGTCACGCGGTCCACCGTTTTTTGCACGGTGGCGCCGGGCGTCGCCGTCGGGTCGTACAGCGGGTTAGGCATCGTACGCGCGGCGGCGAAGTCCGCGATACCCCGCCCGACGTTGGCCCCGCTACCGCGCCCGGTTGCGGAATCGAGAACGCCGCCGATGGCGCCGCCGAAGCCCACATTTGTCCCGATGACCCCCAAACTGAGCCCGCCCGTGAACGGAGCCATCGCTAGACCGGCCAGTGCCCCCATCGACGAAAAACTCATTTCGTCCTCGGCGGCGGCGGCTTTTTTTTCGGCCTGGTAGCTGCGAAGGTGGGCCAGCCCGTCGAGAAGTCGCTGTTCGTCCCGCTCTCCCTGCCGGATCGTTTCGAGAGCGTAGCCCATTCCCTGGCGCGAGTAATCGCTCGCGGTGGTCCGCAGACCGGCCGCCCATCGGCTGGCGCCCGCGTCACTGGTTCCGTAGTTCATCGCCATGGCGACTTAACCCCACAGGCCGGTCCCAACCGACTGGGCTAGAATGGAAAACCAGTCCCACACGTCCTTTTGCGCAGCCTCATTCATCGCGTCGAGCTGCTCCAGGCGGAACGCCTCCTCCGAGTCCGCACGACGCATCGCGTCGGAAAGCTCCGTGTACCCCAGAAACTCGCTCGGGCTGAACTCCTCACCAGCCTCGATCGCGGCCCCCATACGTGCCAGACTGTCGAGCGACGATTCAAACGCCAGATCGACCTCGCGCTGCGCGAGCCCCAGCCTACCCAGCGTCTCGACGGACGATCGGCGGGCCGACTCGTTGGCCTCGTCGATCGACGCTCGCACCTGCAACGCTCCGGCGTCCGCGACGCCACGCAACTGCGCCTCTTGGGCGGTCGACGCGCCGCCACCCGCGACACCACGCGACGCCGCGTCGGCCTCAAGCGCCGCCGCGTTGGTTGCGTAATTCTGCCCGATTTGACGGTTATACCCCTCTTGCTGGGCGTCGCTGATGATCGAGTACCCAGGCTCGGACATGCTGGACAGTTGGTCCATCGCTTGCTGGCGGTAGGGATCATTCTGCCAATCGGCGTAGCTGCCGGTCAACCGCTCCTCCGCCCCGGTCAGCATCGTGAGACCCCTCTCTCGGGCCGCCTCACGATCCGCCCTCGCCTGCGAGGCGGAACGCTGTTCGGCGACGAACGCCGGTCGCAACCGCTCATCGTACCCCTGGTACAGGGCGTACAGTTCCTCCGGATCCGTCACGCCCTCCGGCGCCCAGTCGGGCAGGGTGGGATTGAACCGCGTGCCGCTGCCGGAAAACGCGAACCCATCTCGGAACGTCAAACCGGGATCGTCGTACCAATCGGTCGCCTTGGAGATTAGAGGATGCGTACGTTGCGGCGCCAACCCCCCCCCGTAGTTTCCGGGCGGTAGCGGTGGCCCCACCGGCGTCGGGGGGGGCGAGTATCCCGGGTCAGCGCCGCCACGCACACGCGTTTTGCCAACAGTTCTCGTGGCCACAGAAACACTCCTCCTAGTTTGGGGCGGCCGGCGTCGCCGCTTCCGTCGCGGCTACCAGTTGCCCAACGGACACGGACAGTGCCGCAACCTGCGCACGCAGCGCATCCACCTGCGCCCACAACGCCCGAAACTCATGGTCCAGTTCGTGTTGTGTCGCGTGCTGTGTGTAAATGAGCGGCATCGCAATTACCTCCTGTCCGCGATTCGCGCAGGCTGTGCGAGACGCACGCCGTAATTGGCGCGATCCAGCCGGCCCAGAATGTCCGCGTTGGCGGCCATGCTCCGCGACAGCTCGAACGCGGCGCGCGGCAGCAGCGCGGGAGGGGTCGGTAGGCCGTCGCCGACGACGTACGCCTGCGTGCTGGCCGAGCCGCTCCCGCCCGACTGCTGGATCGGTCCGGCTGGTTCAATGGGTCGTGGCATTGTGCCCCCTACAACTCAAAATCAAACGAGTACGCAATCTCAACGCCTGAGGTCGACTGAATCTGCAACCCCCAACGTTCGCTGGGGTCCATGATAACGTAGCCCTTACCGGGCGGCGTCCAGTACAGCGACGATTGTTGATGGAGACTGAACCGGTACCCCTGCTCGGTGTGCGTCGGCTCGGTCGAGCTGAACGTGTCGAGAATCGTGAGGTACGACGTCGTCGTCCCCGTCCACGCGGGTTCGTCCTTGACGGCCGCCGACGTCGCGTCCACCGACGTGCCCGCCCCCGACTGCGTCCCGAACGAGAACCGAATCGGAGCGCTCGTTGCCGTTGATCCCTCCGGGCTCACCTGGATACCCAGGAGCAATCCTCGGTGGTTCGTGCCCATGTTAAATTGCAAGACCGTCCGTGGATCGTCACTCGTGTTGAGCGTCGTGAACGCCCTCATTCGTCGCAAAGCCATTTCGGCGTCTCCTTCGTTGGGCAGCTAGCGTTGCCCAGCCAATTCTAGATCGAATTCCCAGCCCACGATACGAATCGTGGGGTGCCATTTGGCGACGTTCAAGTCCTCGGTGAAAAACTCCAGTTGGAACCATGGTGCGCTGCGCTGCACGGGGCGGCGGCTGACCACGTCATTGTCCAGAAACAAGACGTGTTCGTGCCGCGACGGATCGCCCGCCGGAAGTACCCGCACTTCGGCGCGGGTGAAGACGCGCCGGGGGCCGGGTCTGGGCGGCACCAATACGGCCAGCCCCATTTTCATCTGGATCGGGGCCTCGGTCAGAGCGTTGTTGTCCGGATCATCCGACCACTGCGACGCCTGCTCGTGAAAAATCTTGACCCAATAGCAGTGCGGCGTCAGCCCGTCGAGCATCGTGAGCTGGCCCGTGCGGTAGACCGCACGGGGCATGTCTCGCGCGAAAATCGTTCGGGCGAAGTCACCCTCCCGCGGCTCGGCGTCCTGAAATCGCACGACGCTGCCCGACTCGCCGCCGGAGAGGTCCGTTCCGTCGTGGTCGGTGAGTCCAGACAGGCCGAACATCGCGCCCGCGTAGAGGTGCCTGATATCGGTGGCTCCCAGGGTATACAAACTCTGGGAGTTCAACGTAGCGCAGCACGTGATCGCCGAGCCCACGCTGTTCGGGTAGATTTCCGTCCAGGCGCCGATCCCGTCGGGAGACCGGTTCTGGGGACCAAAATGATACGCGAGGGCCGAAACATTATGCACGTGCCCACGTGCCGCGTACGATGTCTCCGACGCGTTGGCCATGAACAAAATCTGACGCAGCGAGTCCACCGCGTAGGTGACGGCCTGGTCGGCGGAGGACGTAGCCCCGATGAATTTCTGCCACGTCGGGTCGATCCGCCCGGTCAACAGCCGCGTGTTAGTGCCGTCGAAATCGTAGAAGCCCGAATGCGAGTTGAAATGAACCCGCGACGGATTGCCCGCCACAATCGCACCGTTAGAGCCGCCCGTGTTGGAGCAGCCGACGTGGCTTTTGGTGCGGTACAGCTCGTGCGAGCTGGCAGGCGCACTCGCCCCCAGCGCGATCGTCGCGTTGGTCGTGCCGGCGATCGTCCCCGACAGTATCCAGATGCTTTTTTCTTTGAGAATGACGAGCTGCCCGTGATTCTCAGCCAGCCCCGTGATCTCGCCACCGTCGTCGTTGAGTAGCAAAAAGTCGCCCACGTCGGCGGACTCCGGCTGGCCGAATGCGCTGTAGAACAGGCGATCGGCCACGCCATCTTGGACGTAGAACAGGCGGTCTTTGTACCACGCCCCGAGTCGCACGTGGTAAGGTACAGCGTTTTTGACCGGAATGAACGGGCCTGTGACCGTGTTGCCCAGCGTGCCCCCAACGAACTCACTGCCCGCGGGCTGCCTGTCTACTTCGGTAGCACCGGGCCAGTACCCCTGCCGCCACACCTTGCGCCTAAAATCGAAACTATATTGGGGCACACCGTGCAAAATTGGGTTGCCGACGCCCGAGATGGGAAAACCGTCCCGCTCGTACTCGCCGGCGAGGTGGAACGCCTCGAAAACGTCCAGGCGTGCCATGTAGATCCGAAAATGTGTGAACGGATACTCCTGTTGGTTCGGCCAGTACGCCGCGGTGGTTGGCACGACGAGCCTGACCAGCAACCGGGTGTTGGACGCGCTCAACCCGATAATGCTGCCGGTGTCGCCATTGACGTAGGGATCCATCGACAGTGTGGTTGTGGAAATCCACCCATTGGACTCGACGTTGGTGTCCTTGTTGTAGAGCGAGACCGCAAAGCCGTACTCGGCGCCGCGCCATTTGCGGCCGTCACCGGGGTTGGGCACGAGATACGGGTGAACCTCCAGGCCGGGGGGCGCCACGGGATTACCATCCGCATCAAGGTACCCGTTCGAGGGGAAGAAGTTCGGGGTGAGAAAAACCTGATCCCAACTGATGCCAGCGCCGGTCACCGGCTCACTGGTGTGCGGAAACTGCGCCAACCCTAGCAGCCCGGCTCGGCGGACGCTGAGGCCGTTGTCGATGACAAGCGGCGAACGGCCCGCGTCGCGGCCATTGAACAGGTAAACACGGTCGTTGATCGGAACGTACTGAAAGGGGCCGTCGCCGCGGCTGCGAGCCAGCTCGATGTCACCGTCCCGTGTCTGAACTCGTAGTTGGGATTTATCGACGTTCGATTCTCCGGTCAGCGGGTACTGCCGCAGAATGAAGCGCGGGCGTTCGTCGTCGTTGACTGCGACCGACGACGCGGGGATCCACTCAAACATGCTGGCCACCTGCGGAACGAGCTGCTCGTGATCCGGGCGATTGTCGTAGAGCGTCACAAACGGCGGGCGGACCTGAATCTGGCCGTTGTCGAGAAGAATGTTGTCGGCCTGTGCCGCGTAGGCCGGCGACAGCCCGCGCTCCGGGGCCGTCGTGTTCAGCCCCAGAAACGGACCCTTGAAATGAAACGGCGACAACGGCGGCTGCGTCGGCATCAGATCGCCCTCGCCTGCTGCCCGCTCGTCACGTCCATGCAGAACTGGTTCAGATCGCTTTTCCACTGGGCGAGCATACCCAGCAAGCCGCTTGCGTCGCGGTTCTCCTGAACCTTGAGAACCACCGCCGCCTGGAGGGCGATCATTTCGTGGAAATCGTCCGGGACCAGTGACGGGTACGCCGGTTGCCCGGCAAGGCTCCCTATTTTCGGGACGTAGAAAACCGAGATGGTCTGCGCGGGCGGCTCGGCGTCCACGAACCCTACCCGCCAGAGTCCGTCGCTCGCCCGATAAACGTACACGAGGCCCACCGATCCGCGAAAACGCTGCAACTGCGGATAGTAGTTCACCGAACGGTAGTCGTTGCGGCTGCCGTGCGCGATGATCGCCAGTTTGTCCTCGCGGCCTGCGTCGGTGCGAACGACCTCGACGATTTTGCGGACGCTGTCGGTCTGTTGGTTCGGCGTTTCGCCGGCGGCGATCGTCGTGACCGTGTACTCGCGGGCCGCATGCGTCACCGAAATCTCGATGGGCACCGACACCGTATTCCACGTTTGGCTGGCTCGCTCCACCTCGTTGACGATCATGGCGTACGCGTGCTGCACCGCCCCAAGCACGTTCGTCGGCTCGAACGAGTACAAGGCGGGGTCGTTGAGCCACTCACCCGTCCGAAGCAGCAACTCGTTTGAGTTCATGGCCATGCGATGTTCTCACGGGGGGCGGGGCCACACTCCGGTGTGATCCCCCGCCCCCGCTAGCACAACAAGATTTCGCCGCGTCCTAGATGGACGCGGTTCCTTCGAGAATGGCGGTTTCCTGGTTGTTGTTGACGCCGTAGTTCTCCGCCAACTGCATCAACGACGCACCGCCCTGCGTGATCCAGGTTACCTGCGCGTCGGTCGCAACACGCATGTAGTTGTCAGCGATCCACCCGGTCGCGGCGACGTTGCCGACGTTGATGCACACGTCCACCGCGTTGTCGTTTTCCAGGAGGTTGCCCTGAATCACGTTGTCCTTGCCGCCCGTCGTGTTGGTGATGCAAGCCACGCTGTAGTCGCCACGGATGAAGCAATCGCGGATGACGCAGCGGTTGCCGGACACGACGATGAAAGCGCTCGTTCCCGCCGCCGCTGTGTTTTGCCCGGTCCGGCAACGAAGAATTTGACAGCCATCGGCGCCGCTCGCCGCGTTGATGACGTTAATCGGTTGCGTCGTGGCGACGTTGCCAAACTCGCAATCCTCCACGCTCGCGGACGCCACCAAGTCGAGCACGCGCGTCAGCGCGTCGAAACCGCAACGGAACCGCAGGTTGGATAGCCGCACGCCCGCCCCGGTTACCGACATATACGCGCTCGCGAGCGTGTTGGACGTGAACGTCGGCCTGCGTTGGCCTACGCCCAGCCCGACAATCTGCACGCCGCGTTTCGAGACCGCTATGGCTTCGGAAAAGTTTTCGGCGTGGCCCTCGCCCACCAGAATGATGTCTCCGTTGTTGCACAGCTCGAGCGCTTTGCGCAGGGTTTTGAGCGGGTGATCGCGCTGTCTGCCCGTGCGGTTGCTGTCCGACGCTCGCCGATGCGTGCTCTGCACGTACAGCGTGTTTCCCCAGGGAGAATCCGAAATCACCGCGGTCACCAGCCCCGTACCCCGAGCCGAGCCGACGACGCTGCGCGTTCCAATTGAGTTTTTCATGGTGTGCTCCTTTCGTCCTAGATGGACGCGGTCCCTTCGAGGATGCCCGTCTCCTGGTTGTCGTTGACGCCGAAATTCTGGGCCAACTGAACCAGCGACGCGGTGCCCTGCGTGATCCACGTCAGCTCGGCGTCCGTGGCAATGCGCATGTAATTGTTGGCGATCCAACCGCTGTTTGCGAAGTCGGTGGTTTTGATGCACACGTCCACCGCGTTGGTGTTCTCTAAGAGGTTGTTACACACTTCCACGTCGGCCGATACTCCGTCGACGAAAACGCACGTCGACGAGTAGTCGCCGCGAATGTAGCAATCTCGCACCACGCCGCGATCACCCAACAGAGCGATGAAATACAGCGATCCGGCCGTCGCCGTGTTGTCGCCGGTGCGGCAGCCGACAACGTGGATGTCAGCGGCGGTGGCCGAAATCATCGTCGTTGCCTGCATCGCGGTGACGTTGCCAAACTCGCACTCGTGGATCAGTGTTCCGATCGCGGCGGAGGTGATGCGTAGCACGTTAGTGCACCCGTCGACGCCGCAGATGAAACGGCAATTGCTGATCCGATTGCCCGGTCCCGTCACCTTCATGGCGGCGCTCGTCGATGTTGTCAGCGTGAACGTCGGGCGGTTGTCCCCGAACCCCAGCCCCACAACGTGAACCCCGCTGTTGGCCAGCACCCAGTTGGTTACGTCGATGATGTCCTCGACGTGGCTCTCGCCCACCAAAATGACGTCGCCGTCGTTGCAAATCGCCAGCGCCCGTTTCAGCGTCGCCAGCGGGAAATCGATATCCTGACCCGTGCGGTTCGAGTCGCTCGCCCGGATGTGCGTGCTCTGCACGTAAAGTGTGTTGCCCCAGGGAGAATCCGACAACACCGCGGTCACCAGATCGCTCCCGCGGATCGCCCCCGCGATGTTGCGCGTACCGATTAAACCTCTCATTCGATCGTCCTTTCACAAAGCGTGAGACGGCCGGCGGGGGGAAGGCACGTCGCCTCCCCCCATGGCCGGACCGTCTGGCTGCGCGATTACGTGATCTGACGTTGCTCCGAGCTGTCGAGAAACGCTCGCGTGTAACGCAGGCTCAGCGCGATCAGTTCCAACTCGTCCGCCGTGGTGGTGCCGTCGTCGGTCAACTGCACGCCCACGGTCACCATCGCGTCGCTGGCCAACTCGCCGGCGACGCCGAGCGCCGCCCACTCGGTCTGCATCAATCCTCCGCTGGCGACCGGTGCCGCGGCCGCGAAGGTCGCCGAGCCGTCCGGCGTCGCCGCGGCGTCCGAGAGAGCGATTCCGGCGGCGAACCCCTTCATCACGACTTTCCAGATGACGCCGGTGTCCGAACCCGCCGAACTGTTGTCATAAGTGACGCGGCACTGAATGTCGTTCGACAGGTCCACGTCGGCCAGATCGTCGATCGACAGCATCCAGAAAACCTCATCGGCGGTCGCCATCGTCATGCTGATGAGCTGACCGTCACCGCTGTTGGCCGCGAGCTGTCCGCCAGCCCCTTCGGACGCGGTCGTTAAGACCAATCCGGTTTGCTGCGGGTAGAAAACTTTGTAGCCGAATTTCCACGCAACCGCGTGGTCGTTGATAACACGTCCCATTGGAGTCCTTTCCATCAATCTCGCCGCTTTGGTTCCGCCGGGCTACGCGCCCGGCGTTTTCACGGCGGAGCGCCCGGGATTAAACCACGGGCGTGGCGGTGTCCAAGTCTTCGAGCACCGCGTTCGCGTTCGGCGCGTGGCAGACGATCTGCAGGAACCGGAACCAAGCCGCCTCGTAGGCGTGCCGACCCGGAACGCGGCTCAAAATGGCGCCGTCCTTGTCCATCCACTGACCCTCGTCGTTCTCGAACAGCTCCCACATCGACGTATCGAGGAGGTACATTTTCGTGGGGTCACAGTGTTTGTCCCGCACGATCGGGATCTCGTCGTGCATGATCGCCGACGCCCACCCGTTGAGCTTGGTGACGTCGTTGGGATACCGGCGTGCCGTGACCAGATCGTTCAGCAACTGGGTCCACACCTCGTACCCGCAGATGATGAGGTTGGTCTCGCCGTCCGAGCGTTTCTCGACCTCCGACACCGCCTCCGAAATCAGCGGGAAACTCGCCGCACGAGGGACGCCGCCGTTGGCGAAAACATTCCCCTGCCAGTACTCGTTGCCGGACGCCGTGCGATCCAGGTTCCCGTAGTTGCCCACCGCGGGGTTGCCCGTCGCGATGACCGCGTCCAGCCCGAAAATCGCTTGGTTGCGGGCGCCGCTACGATACATCGTGTAGTTCGCGGCGTTCGTGTTGAGGTCCACGCCCGTCCCGTCAACCCAGGTTTTCGCGTTGGACAACGTGATCGTTTTCGTCGATCGGTTGATCGTGATCCGCGCTTTCGAGACTCCGCCTGCGCCGGTGGCGCCCGTCGCCGTAATCAGCACGTCCACGCGCATGCCATCGACCAGACCCCGCACGTCGTCCACGACGCACGACGTTCCGTCCGCCGCGGACGCGATCGACGCGACTTTGCCCGAGCCATCGCCGAACAGGTCGAAATTCAACCCGTGACGCATCTGTTTGACGAGGTTTCGTGTCTCAAAATCGTACGGACGCTGCTCGGCCGAAGCACTGCTCGCCGCGCCCTCGACGTGCGGGCCGTCGATTTCGATCGTCCCGTACATCCGTTTGTACTCGTAGGTGTGCCGGGCGACGCGCTGCTCGCCCGCTTCGGGAAGCTGACCGGTGTCGGACCAGCTCCAGCCTCCCGTCTGCTGGGTGTGCAACGGGAGACTGATTTCTTTGCCCTCGCGGTAATACTCCATGTTCCGGGAAAGGTACTGGAGCAGCACGGATTTGAGATTGAACTGAATTTGCATCTTCCGCAGATACACTGTCCGCAGCAGATCCTCCTGTGTAGACCGATTGGACGCCATGCGGCTGCCCCCGCAGCCCTGGCAACTGCATCGTTGCGCCCTGACGCGCGGGGAACGGATCACCAGGGCACCGTATCCACACGCGCGCTTGACCCGGGACGGCCATCCCGGGCGGGCATGTCTTTTTATTTTCTAGGCGCGAGCGCCCCGCGCCTTCCTGAGGAACGCCGTAGCGTCCCGTTTGCTCGCCTGGTCCAGCTCCGCGTCGCTCGGCCATTTACCACCTGGGCCAAACTCCATCTCATAGCCGTCCAAGTTTCTCATGGCACCCGTGGTGGAGCCCTGCCCACCACTGCGGCTGTGCCCGCCGCCGGTCTCGCCGGCCTTCGCCGCCGCCGTGAGGCGACTGTTTAACTCGGCGCGGTCGGCGTCTTTGCCGCCGCCACCCTTCCCCGCCCGGCGGTCAATTTCCGCCTGCGTCGCCTCCTGTAAGGCCTGCGTGAAGGCGGGGCCGTCCAATTTTCCTAAGCCGGCTTTTTCACGCACGACTCGAACGGCTTCACTCGTGATCTGACGACGGTCGGCGGGGTCGGCGGCGAAACGTCCGTCTCGCTCGATGACCTGGCTGATGGTCGATGCAATCTCCGTCTTCGCCGCCTCGCGGCGCTGCTCGGCCGTCGCGTTGGCCACCGCCCGCTCCACCATGGTCGAAACGTCCCGGACGGTCGGAATATCATCCTCCGCCGGGGTAGAGGCTGGGGGTGTCGCCGGCTCGCTGGATCCCTGCTGTTCGCGGTGATAGTCCCGCGACGCGCGAGAAATCAACTCCGACGCCGGAATGTTGCGGGCCCGTGCGTCGGCGATCATCGCGCGTTCTTCCGCGGTGTAATCGCCTTCGCCGGTGCTGGCTCCGGCATCCGTCCCTGCCGTTGAGTCGTTGCTGTTGGGTGTGTCACTCATCGTCTGCCTCCCTCAGGTTGTAGTTGTGGGCGCGCCCGCGGGCGCCCCGCCAGGACGTCTGGTCTTCCGGGTTGTGGTTGGGGTCCGGGTTGTGGCGACGCGCCGCCGCCGGGCGATCCGTCTGGACCCATGGGCGGCAGCAGGCCGAACTCCTCGGCCAGGTCGCGTTTGACGGCCTCCGCGATCGCCTGCTGCCGAAGCAATTTCTCGGCGAATTGGTACTGGTGCGATCGAATATGAATCAGCATCTCCGCACCAAACTGAGCGCTGTTCGTCGCACGCTCCCGAAACTCCGGCAGCGTCGTGAAATGCTCGTGCGCGTCAATGTGTACCGCGTCGTCGTCGCCTAGGGCGATGTGAACCTTTTTCCCGGACAGAATGTCGTAATTCTCGTTGTTCGCCGCACAGCGATGGTATCCGTCGTCGTCGGTCTCGTGCGTTACGTGATCGCCGAGCCATCGTTTGATTTGTAGCGCGTCTTTCTCGCGGGCCGGGGTCATCCATCCGCCCTGCGTGAGGATGTCGATTTTTGCCAGCGTCGAGTTGATGTCCTGTTCCGGCGCCAAGTTGGCTGTGATGTTCCAGGCCGTGGGCAGCCCGGAAGATTTTTTTCGCCGGACGTCCTGCCCCTTAAACGTGAGCACCTCGTACGCACCGTGCTCGCCCGTGATGGTGATGGTTCGCTCGCGCGTGATGAATTCCCACGCCAGCCACAGCAGTTGCTGCCCCGTGCGAGCCGCGGCCGCCTCGAACAGCAGTCGCGACGCCGTCATGCGTTGTGCGTCGCCCTGACGCAGAACCTCGGCGTGTCGGCCGGACTGCTGCGCCGACTCGCCCCGGCCCGTCGTGCTCCGATGGACACCGCCGATGGTCTCCATGTCCGTGGCGTTGCGATCGTCCAATTGCGACGTGTACTCGGGCATCCGGTCGTGTTGGAACGGCCGCACCTTGTCGATTCCGCCCTCGTTCAACGGAATCAATTTCGGGCCGTCCGTGAACGCGTTGGCGGGCAGCCCGCTGCCCGCCTCGTTCATAATCCGCGGGTCGACCGTCATGCGAAAATGCCCATGCCAATAGCTGCGATGCGTGTTGCGCGCTCGCTGGAGCGACATGAGGTCACGAATCGTGCAGCCCGGGCGGAAATGCTCCGGGTCGGGCATTTCCCGGAACGTGAGGAACGGAAGTCGCCCGTGCAAGTACGGGTGCCGTCCCAGTTTCAGAATCTGCCGGTCGGCGACAACCGCGAGACAACCCTGCGGTGCGGAAATCGACCGCGGGCGCCATAGCTCGTGGACCATGACCTCGTCCGGGGGGGACCCCTGCTCGCGTGTCGACGAGTAGTCGCCGTATTGCTCGAAGTACCGGTACTGGTAAGCGTCGCCGCTGCCGTCGGGGTTCACCTCGTCGGTGGCGTCCTCGCCGTACCGCTCGCGGACGTATTCCATCGAACGAAACCGGCTGTGAATGATCCAGGGCGCCTCCTCCGCCAGTTTGCAGTTGAATGGTTCGGTCAGATCAAAACCCGAAACCCAGTCGACACTGATGTCGCCAGAGGGTAGCGCGATACTTCCGCTCTCCTCGTCCCACTCCAGAGCATTCACCCCAACCCCGCGCAGCTCTTTGACGTAGTCTTTGAATTGGCGGTTGAGGGATTCGCGCTCCTCCTGCGTTTGCGGCGCGCCTTGTTCGCTGATGGTCTCGGCCGCGAAACTGTCCAACGCTCCGCGCGCGGGATCCCAGAGGGGTTTGGCCCAAACGACGCCGGTGGCGAATTGCAACCAGGCGGCCTCCAGCAGCTCCGTCATGCCGTCGATCGAGCCGCCCCGCCAGTAGTAGTCTAGAATTTTGCTGGCCACCCGCGACGACGAAACATCATCGTCGTCGCGTGTCGCTGGGTCGACGCGCCATGTCAGCGCCACACCCAGCATGAACGCGATGTATTGAAGCAGGTAACCTTTGAGAACGTTCATGGTCACCGGGTCACGAAACTCCAGACCAAGGCCCTCGTCGTTGTGCTCGACCAGATCCCGCGCATCCGCGTCCCACCGCAGCAATTGGTTACCGCGACACCAGGCCAGTTGCTCAGCCGCCTGCGCCTCCCACTGTTGGCGGCGAGCCTTTCCCTCCTCATAATGCCCCTCGACGAAATCGAGGATGTGTTGCTCGGGGATTTTCTCGGGGTCGGTCCAGTCGATCGCGTACGTCGCCGGAGCGCTGCCGCGTTCGCGCACGCGAACGTCCGACTCTTTCACCGCCGGAACACGCTGTCTCCACGCCATCATTAACCAACCCTCGCCTGGGCGTCGTCACGCCCGCGACGCTTCTTCGTTTTTCCTCGCCGCCGATCCGGGATCGGCAACGCCGTACTGATCGCCCGCATCCGGGCGTCCTCTCCACGTTCGCACGCAATCGCTTGGTCACGCAGCCACCTGGACGCCAACGGATTCACCGTCGCGGAGAGCCGCGACAGCCGCCGCAGATAGAACGCCCACCCCTCCCGCGTCCAGCCGGGCTGAACCTCATCCTCCCAGGTCAGACCCGCCGGGAGTTCCGGGAGCGGGGGAACCAGGGACGACGACGGCTCTATCGGGAGCCGGTGGCGATTCGCCGTCGGCGGGCTGTCCGATCCAGTCATAAAGCCAGCTCCACGCGCTCGGATCGAATGAGCGATTCCAGTTGTCAGCGGATTCGTGCCACTCGAACGGGCCGAGAAAGGGCAGCGACCCCTTCAACTCGACAGACCCGGACGCCATGCATCCCGCCAAACAGCCCGACAGCGATGCCGCGACAGCCGCGACCGCTACCACACGCATTTTCGACACCATCTCAATCCTCCGTCGGCCGAACGCTCACCGCTGCACACGAACCGCGTACCACGCCTCCGTGACGAATCGCCGATGCCAGCCCGGCACGATCAACGCATCCGAATTTCCCGTCCGATTCGATCAACACCAGCCCAACGAACGGCTCGATGTCGTCCCGGTCGGTGACGACGAACACGTGCATCGTCGCCTGTTTGTGCCCAAACGACGCGGCGTCATGCGTCACGGAATCACACCCCATCGTGGCGATGGGCCAAATGCCGAGCCACATGAACGCCGCGCGCCTCTGGGGAGAACCCATGCTAGTTACCAGCCCCGAGTTCAATTCGTCACCGGTCCCACCAGGCGTAACTCGGCTACCAACGCTCGCTGAGACATTTCGATTTCCACACGCAGGCCAGAGAATTCAGATCGCATCGCGTCGCGCAGGCCGTCGATTCGTTCGTGCAGCCTCGCCGAGGCCTCGCTCGCCACCACGCAGCGCTCGCGTTGCCAGTTGAACTCGGCACGCGAAACCTGCTCACCTCCGAATCGTCCGACCGCTGCCGCGGTTCCCCCAACCGCCAGGATCAGCGCCGCAACCCGAACGACGTTGGCGTTCCAGAGTTTGGTATTCGTATCTGCCATCGCCCTATCGCACGGCCGGGTTGCCCACGCGGATCCCGCGATACCAGGCGTTCACCGTTTTGACCTCAGTCGTCGACGAAACGAATCCGAGCCGAAACCCGCTTCCCACATCTTCCCAGTGCAGAATTTTATTGAAATACTGCGTGGCCGCGGCCACCAGGGTCCACGCGATCGCGGTCGTTCCACCCCGGAAGGTCGCCGTATCGCCCGATTGCAGCGTGGGGTCTCCGTCGGGGCAGGAAACAACGCGGATCGTCGTGTCGGCCGCTCCCACGCCGGTGATCGTAGCGCGAATCTCGGTTGCGAAACTACCCGGACCGCTTTTGGTGAAATTTTTGTTGTCCGCCGCGACCAGGCCGCTGCCGGGGAAATTGATGAGGGCGTCCGAGAAAACCTCCGGCGTGTCGTCGAATGTGACGGCGGCTAGAAACTGTACCCAATCGTGCGCTGGCTGAGGTGCTATTCCACTCGATCCGGCCATCCATGCCGCTCCTAGCGTCGTGCAGCGGCTCGTATACCACGTTTCCGGGACCTGAGCAACCGTTTGGCCAGTTGCAGCGAGGCCCGCTCGTTCAGACCCACGGTGACGGGCTGGCCGGACGTAGAACGCGCCTGGTCCGCCCGCAACGCGGCCATGGCGACCTGTTCGGCGGAGGGCGGGACGAATTTTTCCAGCCGACGCGAACCCTCGATGAACACGGAAACCCGCCGAATACCCTCGAGCCGCTCCTTCAGCGGCGATTCGGTGAGCACGCCGTCCTTGGGCCGCTTCCGTTTGTGCATCGGTTTGTTGGCCACCGTGGGCAGGTCGTGGGCGCAGAACAGTTTAATCATGCTGGGCCAACTGCGGTCCGCAACCGTCCCCACAAACTGCTCCGCATACCGAGTCGGCCAGAATTTCTCGTGCCGATCCGGCGGCGCCTCACCCCAGCCGCTCTGCTCATGCACGTACGCAATCTCGTCGAGCGGATTCCAGCCCCTTTCGACCGAATCCCGCAGGTAGAACTCTCTGTACACGTACACCGTGCCCGTAATCTGCTGGTACCAGGTCGTCAGCGCGTAACGCAGCGCGTCCGGGCCATGGTCGTCCGATTTGAGCGGCTCGTCCGGCCGATCCTCGTCGAACCGGTACGAGAGCATTTCCCGGATCAGTTCGGGACATTTGGGCGACACCAGCAGTTGGGTCGGGCCGGGAATGTGCGCGATCCACAAACAGACGAACGGACTGTCGGTCTGGCCCCAGTCGATCGCCCGGAAACGCTCCGCCGTGTCCGGCACAGGCACGTCCCCAACACAACGCTCCCGCGTGAACAGGGGATACACCCGCCCGGACGCGTATTCCCAGGCCTCCTGCGGATTTTCCGGGTGCTCCTGTTTCATGCGGACGGGGGAGATTTTCCGAAGTTCGCGCGTTGTTTTTTCGTGCCAGGCGGCGTCGCGGCCACGGCGTTCGGACCAGTGAATAAACACGGGTTTGAAACCGTTGGGACCGATCCCATCGGGCGACAGCAGCTCCCCGGACAGGCCGTATGACTCGGCCCAGCACTCGTGAAAAACGCCCTGCGGACCGGCCGAACTGGACAGCATGATGATTTGGCCACGCGAAACGTCCACGGTCGGATGAATCGCCGCCATGGTCGCCTCCAGGTCGTCGACCCGGCTCGCCTCGTCGATGATCACCAGGTCGGCCGTCACCGACCGCGCCGCCTTTTCCCCGCCAACCACCGCACGCAGGTCACCCTGATTGCCGAACGCCTCCATGCGCAGACGGGTCATGTCGGATTTGGTGAGCGCCTTGCGACACCACGGGGGCAATCGCTCCTCGATAAACCGAACGCGCCACACGAAATCCTGCGCGTACTGTTTTTCCTGATTAATTACGACGCAACAGAACGACCGCTCGAACACCAATCGCCAAACAACGTACGCGCAGCACAACCACGTCAACCCCAGTTGCCGGCCCTTGAGCAACACCAGCCAGGTGCCCGCGACCATGTCCGGCGCGACCCTGGCCTGACCCGGGAACAGCTCGAACAGCGCGTCGCGCTTTGTCTGTTTGTCCTGGATGTAGACGTAGTTTCGACAGAAGTGCTGGAAATCCCCGCGGCAGCGCCGCAGCTCCTCCGCCTCCACCGGCGACACCTGATGAGCGCCTCCCGCCCCGAGTTCGCGCGCCCACCGGTCCGCCCGATCTATGAGGGTGTGCAGGGCGGGCAGTTTGATGTGGGACATAATTGCCAGAGTTCGCGCCACGGCGCAGGCTGCTCGCCGATCATCACCAGTTCACTGAACCGAGCGAGCCGTTTCGCACACGACGCACGCCACGGCAGGGTTCGTTCGCACCTGCCGTCGTCGAACTCGTCACTGAACGCCGCCTGAAAATCAGACAGCATGAAATACTGACCAGGAACCGGCAGCCGCGCCACGCCCGGCTTGACGGGCACTCGCGAGCGCTCGGCAAAATGCATGTCGTACCGTCCGATCGCGTTGCGAACGATCGTCGTCATCAGCGGCTCATCGGCCAGACGTTTCTGCCGCGTTTTACGCGACGCAGTTCCCGATTCGATCATCGTTTTGGCTCCCGCGGCGTTCTCGCCGCCTGTTCCATTCGCGCGAGCGTTTCCTCAACGGTTGTCCCGGTGGACGCGCCCGACGACATGGCCCGCTGCATGGCCATGACCTCTCGATAAACCGAGCCGGTCATCGCGGTCGCGGCGAGGGCGTTCTCCCGTTTGCGTTTTTTCTCAACCGCCTCCTCGCAGAGACGAATCGCCTCGATGAGCCGAAACAGCAGGTCGTCGTCGCCGTTGGCAATCGCTCGTTTGGCGGCAACGACCGCGCCACGCCCGAGCAGCGTTTTGGCCTCCTCATAGGCCCAATCCCCGTGCTCCTGCCCGAGCCGGCGTTGCTCCTCCACCAGCCCACGCAGCAACACCGCGTCGGTTAGGAGCGGCGTTTCCAGCAGCCTGGCCATTTTACAAACGTTTTTTTTCGTCTCCGTTTTGTGACGGCCGCGCTGTTTACGTTTTGGTTTTTTCGCAGCATGAGGCATCGACCCTACTCCCGTCGTTGATCCACGTGTCGCCGGCGGGCAGGCCTCCGCCGACCATCTGGCCACGTGGATACAAACAACTACGCTCCAGTAGCGGGCGCCACCGGCCACGCTCGCCCGGCGCGCACAACATGACGCTCTCGAATGGCCCGGACGGCGCCGGGAGCGCCAACCAATACTCACCCCGCGGAACGTCGCTGCACGCGACCAGCCGCACCGAGACGCCGTTTCGTGTCGTGACGCAGCGACTGACGCGGCTCGTTTGCGAATTGACGCGCGGACTGTGGTCGAAATCAACGCCCAGCCGGTCGTCCAGAAACTGCGCGACCAACTCGGCGACCTCGTCAACGAGCGGGCCCGGCACCTGGTACGTTCGCGTGCGACTCGTCTCGCGGACGCAATTCGTTCCACAGCCACCGGCCAGCCCAGTCACGCTGATCGTATTCAGCACGGTGCACCTCCCACTGGCGACGGCACCGCTCGCACGCCGGGTTGCCAAAATCCTCGCAACCGCACGTCGGGCAGCGATACAGCCAGCTCGGTTTGTCTCGCCTCCTGCACATAACACACCACCCCCAACCCCCACGACCAAACACCGTCGCGCGAGCCGGTTTTACGACCGCCACGTTTCGCACGCCTCGCGCGCGTCACATTTGCGCCCGCCCGCCGACCCCCGGGATATTACCCCGGGTTTCCCGGCCACACAACCCCGCCGCCGGTGGCACCCCAAAATTTTCGGAAATTTTACAAAAACACCTTGACCACGCCATCCTGTGATATAAACTATACACATGAAACAACCCAAACGCAAACTCGGCGCCTACGTGTGTTTTCGCGACCGCAACAGCGGCAGGTCGACCGGGTCAATGGTCCTGCGTTACCTACCCGCGCATGTCGCGATCGACATGCTCCGCCGGGCGGACCTCGAATACGGGACCCGGGCGCTCCACGTCCAACGGGCGGACCTCGAATACGAGACCCGGGCGCTTCATGTCAAAACCCACAAACCAGCACCAAAACGGCCAAAACAGAAACCCTCGAATATGGGAGAATGAGATGCCATCCAACACCTACGATGACGCGATCGGCGAGTTTCCGGCCGTCGGACGACGAAAATTTACCCAGACTAGCACGCCACCGCCTCAGAACGGACAGGCGTCTGCACGTCCCAAGCGACGGCCGCGAACACGTTTCGG